CGGAAGATGTGGACGCCCAGACGGTTGAGGGCGTGGATGGCCGACGTTCCGCCGAGCGACACGGCGCAGTGCGTGCAGACTCCGGGTAGCCGGTGATCGAGCGACATGATGATCACGTCGGCGGGTTCCGGCGCGTCGACCGCGCGCCACTTCGGCTTGTCGCGGGCGATGACCTGGCCGATCTGCGCGCTCGCGAAGGCGCTGACGGCGTAGTCGGGCAGCGTGACGCCGATCCGCTGGTAGATGAGCATCACGAGGCCCCAGCAATCGACCCCGGACGCGGACCGGCCCCCATCGGCGAAGGGTATTCCGATGAGGTCGGCCACGTCCAGGGCCGTTGCGGGTTGCGCGCGGTCACGCATAGAATCCTCCCCGCCCCACGGCCGGGAATCCGCCGTAGCGGGCGGAGTTTCCGAGCGCGCGGCACGTCAGGAGGGTCTTGTCGCAGGAGGTCGAGGCGCCGGCATAGCCGCAGTCCGTTGACTTGAAGCGCCACCGGCAGTTGTTCTTCAGCAGGCGGTTCCGCGGGAAGCGGCGCAGGTAGGGGTTCGCGGCGCCGAGCGTGAACGTGACCCACGTGGCGTCGGACTTGCAGCCGGTGCACGAGTAAGTCAATTCGACTTCCGGCGTCGTGAGGTCCAGGTGCGCGCTGTGGACGACGCGGAAGACGATCTCCGCCCCGACCCCGCCGCCCCCGGCTTCCAGGTAGGCTTGCAGCGCGCGCGTGACGTTCCCGACGCGCACGGCCACCTGCGGCACTTCGTTCTTGCTCGTCTCGCCGATCTCGTCCAGTTCAAAGGGGAAGGCCACGTACAGGTTCCCCCCGGACGCCGGCCACGTGACATCGGCGGTGTTGCGGACCACGCGAATGACCGTCACGCCGTCCGGCATGGTGATCTGCAACAGAATCAGCCACGCGTCGGCGCTGCCGAGCCGGTTCTTCTCGATGATAGCAGCCGGGGAGAGCGTAAGCATCACGCCTCCTCGATCTCGACGGAGACCTGCCGGCGCCCGGCGACCAGGACGGAGCTTTCCAGCGTGTCCCCGGAGAATCGGACGGTGTAGGATGACCCGCTGATCGGATGCGTCCAGGTGAAGGTGCTTCCGAGATAGCTGCGGAAGAAGGTGGAAAGAGTGCCCCAGTCCGATTCCGTCATCGCCGCCCAGCGGAGCGTCCACCGCTTGCGGGCGCGCGTCTCGCGGGCGCGGGACTGGACGTAGCCGGCCTCAAACTCCGAGCGGACCTGTCCCCGGAAGTCGGCTTCCTCCATCGGATGCGACGGGTTGCTGATCGACGGCCAGGATGGCATGTCAGGCGGAGCCTCCCAGAGCGGTGCGGAATCCGTTGCTGTTGCGGGCGTAGGCGTCCAGGACGATCCCGATCACCCACTCGCGCCCGTTCCACTTCGGCGGCGTCACGGACGCGGTCGAGCGCGTGCCCGTGTTGTTGTTGACGATCACCTTCACGTTGCCGGCGCCGACCGTCGCGCCGTTCGGCGTGATCATCCCGGAGCGGCTCGGGGTGAAGAGTTCCGGGCCGCGCTCGCCCACGAGGTAGCTCGTCCCGCCGATCACCGGTCCTCCGGATGCGCGCATTTCGCCGCCCCAGAAGGGGGAGTTGTAGCTTTGCGCGCCGGCGGCGGCGGGGTAGACGCTGCCGATGATGCCGATGGCGGCCTGCTGCGCCAGCATCTGCGCCATGGCGCGGCTGATCGATTCCAGGAACGAGGTCAGGTAGTCGCTCAACTGCTGCATCCGACCCATGAAGACATCGAAGAACAGGTTTTCGAAGGCGTTCGACATCCCCTGCGCCGCCGCCTTGGCCACAGTCACCCCGTACTCGAACGTCGTCTTCGTGTTCTCCTCCACCCACTCCGTCATGCCGCGCTCGAAGCCCGGCTTGAAGCCTTCGCCGTACCGCTTGTTGACGGCGCGTTCGTAGCGGGCAATCCAATCCAGTTGCGCCTTGTCGCCGCGCGCGTTCCAGCGCATGAGTTCGATTTCGCGCGCGGTGCGGTTGCGCTGGACTTCCCACGCGGAGAGGGCGCGTCCCGTGATGAGGTCGATCTGATTGAGCGTTTCGATCTGGTCCTGCATCTGATACGTCCACCGCTTCCGGTTCTCATCCGCCTTGATCGTATACTGATCTTCAAGGCGACTGATGGCCTTCAGCATGTCGTATTTCCCGGCATATTTCTTTCGTAGGACGGCGATCTCCTGTTTCCCCCGCCACTCCTCGAAGGACAGGCCGCTCATCGCCAGTTGTCGCGTCCGCTGCGCTATGTCATCATCCATCTTCAATTCCTGAATCGCGATCCTCTTCCGCCCCGCCGCGTCGATCTGGTCCACAATCGCCAGCGCCTCCGGCAACCCCTTCGCCTTGTTGCGGAGGTCATCGATCATGGCCTCGTGCGCCACGATGGCGTTCTCGGCGTCGGTCTTCGTGAGCGCGGCCAGTTGTCCCGAGAGCTGCTTGAAGAAGCTCGTCTCCTTCTCCGCCACGGCGCCCATCTTCATCCCGTACCAGTCCGTCAGGGCCTCGAACCGCCGCTGGTTCTCCGGGTCGGCAAGACCCATGAAGTCCGCGCCGACTTCCGTGAACTTCTCGGTCGGGAAGAGGCGCTCGAAGAGGTCCTTGTACTCCCTCTCGATCTCCGCGCGCGCGGTCTCGAACTCCGACTGCAGATTCTTCGCGACGGCCCGGTTGACCTCCTCCTCGGCCTTGATCTGCTCGGTCATCTGCTCGCGGGTCAGGGTGAAGCCTTGCAGCGCGCGCGCCTTCTGGCCCGCCGTCATCGTTTGTTCTTCGGGCCGATCCATCGACGGCTTCAGTCCGGTCGGCGGCGTGTTGATGATGAGTTCACGGCCCGTTCCCACCCAGATAGCGTAGAGTTGGTCTCTTGTGCGTTCGGCAATCTCCAGTTCGGCCCTTAGTTGTTCTTCTGTCCACTTGATGTACTCTTTCGGAATGGCAAAGTGTCGCAGTCCAACCGCGGTCATTCCTTTTCCGAGTGGCGTGTTGTTCCACTCGGTTACGTTGCTGAGTATCTTCTGAAGTTTTGTGGCCTTCTCGTTTGCCTCTTCATAGTTCCGTCTGATCTCGGGCTTCCAGATAAGCGGAATGCCTGTCAACATCAGGGTGCGCATCGCGTTGGTCCAGTTCGTCGCAACGTTCTGAAGACCCCATTCCCCTTTCACCATGCCCGCGCGCTTCTTGTAGTAGAGAGCGTCATCTTCCTTTCCAGGCTTAACCATATCCGCGCCAAGCGCGAAGCCGCCGAGCGCCGTGAAGATGATGGGGACCGAGATCGTTCCTACCGCCGCAAGGAACTGCTTTGTAAACGCCGGAGCCGCCATTTGCCCCCACGCTTTTCCCAAGTTTACCCACGTCCCCGATATGCTCACGCCGATGGCGCCTATTGCCGCCACAGAGATCGCCAATGTCTTGGCCGCCACCGCCGCTATGGCCAGCGCAGCCGCCAGGTCGCGCGCCCAGGCGTTCTGGGCGAAGAACCGCACCGCGGAGGCCACGCCTTCCACGACCGTGCGCAGGTCCTTCCAGATCGCGTGGACGCCCTCAATGATCTCGTCACGGTGCTTGCTCATGTAGGTGTTCAACTGCTGCGCCCATCGCACCATGTCTTCATACATCGTCGCGAAGGCGGGGATGGACGTCGTCTCCCACGTGTTCTTGATGTCCGTGTAGGTCGAAGACCACGTCTTTTGGATGTCCTTGGACGCCTGCGCCGTGCCCTTCAGGTTGTCGGCGATGAACTGAAGCGCCGTGCCCTGCTGGACGGCGGTCGCCAGCATCTTCTGCCACTCCGGGCCGAGCTTCGTGCGCAGGTTGATGGCAAGCTGGTCGGTGGCGCGGGACTGGCCGGACATGGCGGCGCGGAGTTCCTGCGACATCTGGATGTTGGAGACCTGCCCGCGCGTGATCATCTTGATGCGGCCGGCGATGATGGCGAGGTTCTCCATGTCGCGCGGGTTCGCGAGCACGATGCCCTTGACGGAGAGGATTTGCAGCGCCTCGCCCAGTTCGCGGACGTTCACGCCGTAGGCGGCGGCGTACTGGCCCATCCGCAGGTACGTGTCCTTGGCGTAGGCCAGGTTCGTTTCGTAGATGTCCTTCAGGCTCGCCTTGGACGTGTCGGCGGTTTCCGTGAGGCTGGCGGCGATGGCAATCGTCGCCTGCCGGTAGTCGTCGGTGATGGCGACGACGCCCTGAAGCCCGGCTTTGAGTTGGCGGAAGCCTTGGAGGATGCTGTAGGTTTCGAGGAGGCCGGCGGAGACCTCGCGGCTGGCCTTGGTCATGCGTTGAATGTCAATGGTAATGTCTTTGAGAATCTTGCCGGCTTCATCTCGTGCGCTGATGATGATCCGTGTCGCGAGTTCAGTCGCCATGCGGCTTCTCCTGCTTGTCCTTCTCGGCGCGCTTGCGTTCCTCGGCCAGCGTCACGCGCTCGACGGCCCGGAGCTTGTGGAGCATCGCCTCGTCCACCTCGATGCCCATGCGCTCCGCCACGGCAAAGACGGCCGGATAGTCCAATCCCACCACGCCGAAGCCCGTCGCGCGCCACTGCGTGCCGGCGGCGTCGAGCAATTCCACGGCCTCGGCGTTTTCGTCATCGAGCGCGGGACAGGCGAAGGAGCATCCCGCGCATTCCTTCCCGGCTCTGTCCGGGTCCTCCGCTGCGCCGCAGGCGCGGCAGTAGTCGGCGCGCTCGCGGCTGACGGACCACGTCCAGAACTCGGTCAGTTTTTTACGGCGCCGCCCTTGCCCTTGCTGCGTTCCCGAATCTCGGCGAAGAGACTCAGGCAGGCGGCGTTGGGCGATCTGTCGAGCACGGCTTGATCGGCGGGGTCCGGGAAGACGACGGCCAGCGTCGCGTCGGCCACGGCGTCCACGTTCGCGATGCCGTCCGCGCGCAGGCCCTTCAGGAACTCGGCGTTCGCCGCGCGCAGGGCCTTTTCCTCGCAGCGCCGCAGTCCGCGCACCGGGGTTGATAGCACGGGCCACTGCGCCTTCGGGATCGGCACGATGCCCTTGCCCGCTTCCACGGGGTAGGTCTGCTTGAACACGTCGGCGTAGAGCGTGTCGATGTCCGCCTGGTCGGCTTGGTCCAAGGTCTCCTGCGCCTCGGTGGAGGGCCACAGGAGCGCAAGAACGGCGTCGAGAAGTTCCCCGGCGCGCTCCGTGTCGCCGGCGATCATCGAAAGCCCGCGCGCTTCCAGCCCTTTCCGTTCCGCGCGCAGCAGTCCGCGCGCCTCCCAGTCGCGTCCACGAATGCGGTACGTCGCCATGTGATTCTCCCTTCAAGAGAACGGCGCGGACTCCGGTTCGCAGGGGCCGGGAGACGCGCCGCGCCGCGCGCCCGCCAGGCCCCGGATGTGCTGTCAGGCGTAGCTGGCCACGTCGTTGACCAGCGTGACCTTGATCGAGGTCGCGTCCGTGGCGTTGTCGTAGAAGGCGCGCCAGGCGAGTTCCTGCATGATGCCCTTCGGGCCGTCCACCGGCGGGGTCTTGCGCGTGTACTTGACCTCCGGGATGAAGATGGTCAGGCTGTGGGTGCTCTTGGTGAAGGTCAACTGCAGGCTGCTTTCCGTCCCCGCGATGGCCTTGTCGAGGAGGCTGGCATCGAGGAAGATCGCCTTCAGCGTGCCCGTGATGTCCACCTTGCCTTCCGGCAGGTCGCCGCGCACGCCGGCGCCGCCGAGGCGGTAGTCGTCGGTCTCGATGTTGAAGTTGCATTCCATCGAGAACTCGCGGCCGGTGGCGATGGGGGAGCCGCCTTCGGACAGGGCGCAGTGCATGTTGAGCAGGCGGCTGAGGCTGGCGCCCAGGTCGGTCGGGCCGGTGGTCGTGAAGGTCCAGTAGGTGTTGAGGTTGTGGCCCGTGGTGGCCGCGAAGGTGACGGTGACGCCGTTCTCCAACTCCTGCGCGGAGCCGGTGATGGCCACGCCGGTCGCCTTCCACGTCACGCCGCCGTCGTTGGACCACTTGAAGGTGTCCGGGGTGCCCTCGGCGTCGATCTGAACCTTGTAGTTCGTCGTGCCGAGTCCCCAGTTGGCCGTGCCGAGCGTCACGTCGTCCAGGTCGGCGGTGACGGCGATATCCCACCGGTCGCCGGAGGTGTGGCCGGTCGTCGCGGCGAAGGTGATCGTGACGCCCTTTTCGAGGGTCTGCGCGGCGCCGGTGATCGCAACCCCGGTTGCCTCCCACGTCGCGCCGCCGTCGTTGGACCACTTGAAGGTGTCCGGCGTCCCCGTGCCGTCGATCTGCACCCGGTAGCTGCCGGACGGGGTTCCGGTGAACGCGCCGCCGCTGGTCGCGTCGTTGAGGCCGCTGCCGGTGAACGCCACCGCGCCCACGGTCCCGAGACCGGAGAAGGTCTTTGCGCCGACCGTCGCGTTGTAGGGCAGCGTCGACGGCGGGCTGATCTTCGTCTCGTTCGCCGCGAGGATGCCGAAGGTGTGCACGAGTTCATCCGCGCCGCCGCTGGGGTTGAATGCCCACCGGTTGATGCGGCAACCGTTCACGTGGAAGGCCACGCGGCTGGCGAGGCTGAGGAACTGCCGCTCGATCAGGAAGCTCGGCTGCGTGTTGCCGGCGAGCTTGAAGACGTGCGTGTAGGTGCCGGACCCCGTGGTCGTCGGCGCGCCGAACATGGCCCGCAGGTACCACCCGATGGCCTTCAGGTCGGCGGGGACGACGTAATCGCCGCCGGCGTCCATGTTCCCGCTGAAGGGTTCGGCGGCGTTGCGGCTGCCGGTGATCGTGGCGGGGTCCATCTGCTCGCGCGTCCCGATCACGTTGTTGCTGTTGAAGGGCATGGACCGGCCCGCCTTGACGGACGGGTCCGCGCCGTAGGTCGTCTCCAGGTCGAAGATGGTCCGCGTGGCGAATCCCTTGGCTTGCGGCATTGCAGTGTCCTCCTCTGTTTGGCCGTAGCCGATGGAGACACCCACCGGCCCGACTGCTCTCATAATTCCGCCCAGTGCGGAAGGTCTCACAGGTCTACTTCTCCCCCGATCAGGTGCGGCGCGCGCATGGACAGGAACGCGCCCGCAAGCCACATCGGAAACATGGCGCCGTCCTCATAGACCGTCTCGCGGTCGCTGATGGCGACGTTGTCGCTCAAGGTGCGCAGCGCGGTGTAGATGAGCGTTCCGAGCGCGTCGCATTGCGCAATGCCGGTGTACTTCGTCACGCCCGCCGCGGTCGTCTGCGCGCTGTTGGCCACCGCCCAGTCCACGCGGAAGGTGTACGCGAACTCCTCCGCCTCGTCGCCGTCCACCGCGTGCGTCGGGCGAAGCACGATGCACGGGCACTGATCGACGCCGGGGGGGTTCTGTTCGTCCAGGCCGATGAAGATGAGCGGCGCCTTCCCGAACTGCGCCTGGCACCACGCCAGCAGGGCGGCGTCGGTGGCCAGTTTCGCGGCGGCGCGGTCGAGAATGGCCGAGAGGGTGATCATGCCGCCCCCGCTTTCGACAGGTACGCCGCGAACATGCCCTTCGCGTCGATGTTCGAGCGCCAGAAGAGGCGGCGTTCCATGTTCCCGGACAGCCGGTCGATGATCTGACCCTGCACGGCGTCAAAGACCGGCTTCATCAGGGGCCGCGCCGGATGCACGATGGCCTTGCGTCCGAGCTTCAGCTTGGCGACGTTGAAGAAGCGCCGCATCCGCGCGGTGATGGGCCGCGTGAACTGCATCTGAAAGAGCCGCCCGGAGCGCGCGGCGCTGGGGGTGATCCAGCCGATGCTGATCTGGCCCGGCTGCCACTTGTAGCGGACGGCGCGCTGGAGCCTTTCGCCGCCGGCCTTCAAGCGGCTGTACTTCAGCACCTTCGGGGGATAGTAGCCACGGATTCTCTTCCCCTTGCGCATTCGCCCGCGCCCGCGCAGGGCATCGAGCACGCGCGTCTGCGTCACGCGCGAGAGCGGGGGCCAGGCCACGGCGCCGGGGTGCTCCGTCGCCATGCCGCGCTGAATCTCCCCGCGAATCCACCAACCCAGACTTTTCAGCGCGCTGTTGAAAGCGCCGGGGAAGGTCTTCGCCAGCCAGGCCATGTACGGCGCGGCGTTGCCCTCGATGCGCACGATGGTCGCCGCGACGGGGGCTTTCCCCTGCGCCGCTTCCACGCGGGCGAGTTCCTGGTACATCGCCGTGTTGATGGTCTTGGCCACGGGCGGTTTCCTACAGCGCGTTTTCCAACTGCTTGCCGATGATGTCCGACGCCGCGCCGATGCCGACGCCGTTCACCGTGTAGAGCTTCTTGCGCACGAGTTCCGTCGCCGTCCCCTTGGCGCAGATCACGAGTTCCCACGGGGTCGCGGTCGTGTCGATGGTCACGTCCCCTTCGGCCACGTCCTTGCAGAAGTCGGCGGCGGTCTGCACGGCGAGCGCGGCGGTCTCGGCGTCGCCGGCGGCGCTGGCGGCTGTGTCGGCGGCCGTCTTGGCCTGTCCCGCCTTCGTGTCGGCGCTGATCGCGTAGGTCTTGGCCGTGTCGGCGTCGTTCTGCGTCTTGTCCTCCTGCAACAGCCCGTTCGTCACGGAAATGTGCGTCTCCGCGATGATCGTGTCCGCCGTGTCGTCGTCCATCGCCTGCAAGATGATGTCATAGGGCGTGCTGAGTTCGCTGTTGAGGTTCGTCAGGTTGATCGACGCCCAATAGAGGCTGTCCGTCGCGTCCCCGAAATCCGTGTTCTCGGTCGCCGCCGCCTTCGGGTTCACGCAGGCCGCGAGGTTCGTCTTCCACGCCAGTTGCCCGGCGTCGAAGTCGAAGACCTTCCGGTCGGACAGGCGCAACGCGCGGAAGTAGACGGACTTGCCGGCGGTGTGCCGGACGGTGAAAACCT